CTCGGGCTATATCAGCTATATTCTCACGCTCGGCTACAGCTTGCGTTTGACGTTCCTGTGCATCCAAAAATACTTCTTGGGCACCACTTATCTCATCTAGTATACCACCTAAATCGACGTTCTTTATTTCTTCAGCGAGACCCGACATGGCGGCACTGTCGAAACCACGAGTAAAAGCGAGGTAGGGGTCAGTGCCTGCATAAGCCGCATCTACCGCATCGTTAGTGACTTTAGTTATAAGCGCTGTTCTTGTGCGTGCCTCGTCTGTATCTCCAGTAAAGAAATCTGATTCAGATACTAGATTTTTCACTACACCAGTGGTTATAACCGCTTTCCCTAGAGCAGCAGCGACAGCATCAGGATCTACTTCCCCCTCCATAGCAAGGGAAGTAACGGCAGCGGCGGTGCTACCAGCCACCATGTCCTGAACAACTTCTGGGAGTCCGTTAAAATCGTCTACTAAATCTTTAAGTTCATTCGTAACACTAGAAAGATTGGTCTCGTACAACCCTTCAAACCCAGAATAATCGGCAGCACCTAAGTTGTTCCCGATATCATCCACACTACCGATATCATCTGGGTCAAAACTATTGTAGCCACCGGGTTCATCTGGTAGGTCATCCAACCCACTAAACGCTTCTGACAAACCAGCGCTAGCCCCACCACTTAATCCACCGAATAAGGCAGCGCTAGCAATATCACCCCCTGTAATTGCAGCACTAACAGCACCACGTGTAGCTCCAGCAGCGGCTTTTGAAGCTATTTTTCCAACAGTATCACCAAACGCGTCACCTGCGTAACTACCTACAGAATCACCTACGTAACTTCCAACGCTTGCACCGGCATAACTCGCAGCGGCGGAGAGTAATACATCACCTATATCACCTCCGTTAATAGCTGTTCTAGCGCCGGAGGCAGCGGCTATTACCCACGGCTGGCCGGTAAAAGCAGCAGCAACCATGATGATTGTGCCAAGGGGGTCATCGACCATACCCTGAATAACGCCGCCAACACCGTCAATAACGGGTTCAAGTATATCGTCTACAACAAAATCGACTACACTGCTAACAGCGTCCCCAACCCAACTAACTGCTGAACCAACGGCGTCTGCTACAAAAGACATCTACACATTCCTAATAGCGATAGGTTCTTTACCTATCTTAGTATAGACAATATATCCGCTATCCTCACGCCGAGCGATACCGATTTGCGTATCTGAACCTTTAGTCATACGCTGAAATACCCTAAACCCGTTTAGAAAATCATCACCGTTAAACCAAGTAGTGTAATGAGTTATACCCTTTTTTTGCAGGTAATTTATATACCTCAGAGAGTTATTAACAAAGTTCTTGCCGGTATCTACATTAAACGCCCGACCAACCATCTTCTTGCTGTTTTTACCTTTGCCTCTATGAGACAGATATACAGTGTTACCAAACTGTACAGTGTCGGATCTAGGCATAGACATCTCTTTAGCAATAGCTGCGAGAGCTGTGCCCGGAGGGTATACCTCACCAACAGCCGCCGACGCGCCATTGTTAGAGTATGCAGCCATAACCAGTATATCTGGACCTTCTAATTTTTTCTGGCGGCTATCTACAATTTCCATAACTATACCTCGGCGCTAAACAATGCCGCTGAATATACATTTCCCATACCCGCTGCCAAACTAAGAACAACACCTTTGGGAGCGGGGCAGTCGTTAGATATAAAAACAGGGTCATGCTCAGTTCGGTTGGGTATAGCAGGGATGGAACCTCTTGCTATATCTTCAAACAGCAGACCTGTCTCCAAAAGACCGCTAGCGCTCAAAGTATGTCCTATACGTTGCTTGTACGACGTAGCAATGAACTCACTTAACGTATTAGTGAGGGCGGTCTTTTCTGCAACATTATTTACCGGGGTACCGGTACCATGCGTCTTAACTAATTTTACTACACTAGCGTCTAATCTGGCTACAAGCAATGCACCTTCTATGGCTTTTACATACCCAGCACCGTCTTCACGTTGACCTAACGGGTTTGTTGAGTTTTCTGAAGCTGTGTATGCACCTAAAAACCGAGTTATAGGCGCAGCCATACCGGCGTGCTCAGACTCAAATATAGTAAGTGCAGCGCCCTGCCCGACATGAAACCCGTAGTTGACGCTATCAAATGCGGAAGGTTTTCGTTTATCCTCATCGTCTAGGAGCAAACAAGCGTTGGCATCCCCAAAAAACTCAAGAGAAGGTATGGATACAGAGTCCTCACCACTAAGAACTATAACTCTATCAAACCCATACTGGGATATAAGGTTTTGCATATCCATAAGAACTTTTAAGCTAGACGCACAGGCCGTGGCATCTGTAGCCACATAATCCTCTACGCCAAACATAGATGCTATACGTCCGGCGTATATGTTGGTCAGGGTTATAAAGGGTATTTTCGTCTTATAGTGTAGTTCTGCGTCGGGGTTTTTGTCGTACCGTCCACCAATACCGGACCACCCTTGACTACCGGCGGCAAACAAAAAAGCCGTTTTACCTTTTACAGGATTGTTTTTTACGTACTCCAATACCTCGGGTGTAATAACCTTACTGAACATCACGTGGGGTGGGTAAGACATACCAGACTTAATCCGGCTGTAAGTCTCCGGGAATATATGCACCCTTTGTGGGAAGGCTATGTCTTCGTATACGGTGGATTCGGTCGTAGAGGCGGTAACGCAATGCGTCATATATATCACTGCACGTCCCTCATAGCTTCTTCTATAGACTCGGGCTTTCTAGTGCTATGCTCTTCTGCGTAGACAAACGCAGCCTCTACAGTATCTACCGGTATGTTTTTAGCCGCCTCGTCGTCTAAACCGTACAACTCTGACACGTACATGTGGAGCATAACTATATCGAGACTATCTAAACCTATATCAGTAAGATTGTCGTCTTTTGATGTGGCTTGTACTCCTTCACCACCAACTACCTTGATTACTTTTACTAACTCATTAAAGAGCGCTACATGATCCATTTTTGCACCTCCGTTAAAGGGGCGTGGATGCTAGCATAATAGAGGTAACGCGGCAAACACGCGCTATGAGTTGCTAACGTACTGTATATCTACAGAAGCCGAGGGTAGTCCGGGGTGCAGGGAAGTTGCAGCTTCAGTATGTAGATTAAGCTGGGTATCACCTGTAGCCCAATACACCTCAATGTAATCCCCCGCCGCCAAAGACGCCGTAAAGCCCCAGTGGATTACGTAATCATCGTTGCCTTTTACATCAAACTTATGACCTGAATACGCTACTGCACTACCGTTTTTTTCTTCCCATATAGTAATAGGAGTATCACTAGAGTTATTATGCTCTAGCTGAAGTGTAACGTCGAAATGATATACGCCAGAATAAACAACATTTAGGCGACTGCTATTAGATAGAGTTACATTACTACTGTAATTTGTATTATTAAATGTTACCGCATACCCGGTATTTACCAACGCCGCCGTCTGATCCACGGTGCTGTAGAACGAAGCACGAGGCATGTAAAGATATTTACCGCCGTCATCCGTGCTCAGCAGTGTATTTACTATGGAGGCCAACCGATTAAAGAACAGCCGCAGCACATTGTTGGATTGGTCGGCTGCAGGGCGGTCGTATTCTTCAGTGGGTAAAGGTAGTGCGGGCGGCTCTACGTTATCTATTTCGTTTGCCATTACCGCCTGCCATCAGGACGCATATCTAACCGTGGAGAACCCAACTGCCACTGCACGCCTAACTCGTCAGATGAAATCTTGATCGCCATCTGCCTACCCCGAACACGGGTATTTATCTGCTCGGTAAAAGCCTCAACAGGCACTACTGCGGTTCTCGTTATAGTCCCACTGCTAGTACCCCCTGCAGAAGCCGGGCTTGTATACCCAGACCCAGAGTTCTTAAGAGGGTAGAAAGTCATGATAGCCGCAGGGGAAGATGCCGTTGACCCATCAAAGGTCATATCGGGCAGCACGCGCCATATAAAGCTAAACCTGTGCCCGTCATCCAGATCAAACTCCGCCGAAGTTATAAAGGCATCTATAGCTGTAGTCGTAGCAGTTTCGTTGTCGTCCACACCCTCTTCATGGTTTACGAGGTTATTGCTGTATGTAGCTGCAAGGGGGTGTTCTCTCGTTCCAGAATCAAGCCACGCTGACCGAGATAGATTACCGTAGTACCAAACTTTATCGAGGTAATTGTAAACAACATACCTATCTACCACTGAGGAATCGGCGGAACAGTAGAACCACCAGATTTCATGGAACTCTTCGTTGGTCCCGGCAAACACCTGATCTAGCTGTGCTTCATTAAAATCGTTGAATACATACCGACGTAAATCGCAGGGTAGTGGTTGTGTACGACCATCGTACATATAGAATTTATCGCGGCCCATCCAAAAGGATATCCCTGAAGCGTAGGCTACGGCATTTTGCGAGGCAACAGATATGTTATCACCCACGATCTGAGCGCCCCACACAGTCTGACCAGCTAGATACTGTAGAGAATAAACGGAGGAGTCAGTCCAGACGAGCACTTCCTGACGGGACTGCTGGGCCGTGACAATCTCAGTACCACGCGACAACCGTAGAGAGCCTGCTTGATTAGTGGCACTAGGGGTCCAGTTAGCGGCATCCTCTTGGTCAGACCACCGAATAAGCATTGGGTCTTGTGTAGATGTACCTATAGTGTTAGCGCCGAAACAAAAAACAAACCGGCTAATATCTGACACAAGAATAAAGTTCTGTACTGTTGGGGTATCAGAAGCACCACCTAGCGTAGATATGTTTACAGAACGGGAAGAAGTACCAGAAGACACATCCCAGTAATATACGGCCCCACCGCGAGGGCCAAAGATAAGGTCTTCGCCAAAATTAGACTGGCTCCAAAGGCGCATCGGAGAGTCAGTTGTCCCACCAGTACCCCAAACACCGCTACTCCAAGCGCCGCCACCCCAACCCGTAAGAGGTACAGAAATATCGTCACCAACACTAATCTGGTAGGCAGCAGTAACACTACCCCCACCATTGCCTGTATCAGATGCGTTAGCTGTGGCGGTGGCGATGATGGTGTAGGTATTAGAACTAGGAACTGTTTGGATTTCGTACTCTTGATTAAGTACGTCAGCGGTTATATCCCCACCCAAAGATGCAGCGCCACTAAAGGTGACAAAATCACCTACCAAAGCGCCGTGAGATGCGTCAGTAACTGTGATTGTAGCGGACCCGTTAGTAGCAGCAAAAGTGGCCGCGTTGGTAGTTGTAGTGCGGATAGGCGTTATATCGTAGTAAACCCCGCCAAGTTCTATGTAGAACTTAAGGTTTGTGCCGACACCTACAAAGTTTTGGCTACCAAGTGTAACCCAAGACCATAGAGATCGACACACACCCTGAAACGTGTTGTTAGATATACGTTGCCAACCACCAATCTTCTCAGGATACCCCTGCCGAAAGCGCACCTTATCACACTCATACCAACCGGTTTCGTTGGAATAACGAGTACGTTCCCTGTTAACGCCGGGTTTCAAAGCTAACTTCTTAAGGGGCATTTAAGCTACTCCAATGTAGCCCCAGACAGCGGGACGGTAGTTACTGTAATAGCTACACTACGCTTCAATTCTAACGAGTTATTACAATCTGAGCAAGTGTCAGCTTCAAGCTCAGCTTCATCTAAATCGAAGCCACAACCCGCGCAAACTATTTCTATTTCATGTGCTGGCTCTACCGCACCTTCTGCGTTTACCGCAGCATCGTATTTAACTTTCATTTTATACCCTCTAATCGCCTAGCGTGGCGTTCTGTTCTATTTGTAGTCTGCCGGTATAAGTTACTATCACGCAACTGCGCTGCTGCCTCAGACCAATCTTTAACCCCAACAGCGGCATGGTGTAACTTGAACTTCTGGTAGCGAGGCAGGCCTAGCTGGAAGCACAGAGATGCAATGACGATGCGAGCCTCAGTCGGCAGGTCGTCAAAATCTGGATGTATCCAGCGAGCATCGTTCAGTGCGGTATTAACATCTTGATTGTACAACTGCGTGGCACGCGCCTCGCTGATCTCCGTGCCGACAGGCCAACCGTATTCGCGATCTGTCTCAATAATCAGATGCCCGATGCCGCACGTCGGATTTCCGAGATGGTCTTCATAAATTTCATGCACGATGCCTTCATCCTGTTCCAGCACTAGGCGTAGGCTTTCCTCAAAGGTCATCGACCCTGCCCTCGGTACTTTTTCCACGACCGGCGCTTATGCTTGTTTGACGGCTTGCTGTTCGAGCCGTTACCGATGCTGGTGCGATGCGTTATTTTGAGCGGCTTCCATTCAGAAACGCCGACGCCTTTTGATTTCATAGCCATTATTTGCTGACCTGCTTAATCTTCTCCACGGTCCTTAATCCTCCGAGACCCAAGAGTCCCATCAACACCGGCATCATCTCGCTCATATCCAATGTCGGCAGTTCTACCAGATGCCCTGTTTGTGCCAAGACAAACGACGCCAGCGGGAACACGATAAAGTTCAGTGCCATCGCAGCGCCACATGACCAGCCAATAAACGGACGCCAGCCCGACACAAACACAGAACGGTGCGCCGCTTCGGTCTTGTTTATGTCTAGCTGGGCGAGGTCAATCTTTGCGAGGTGGGTGGTAAGCTGCGCCTCGATCTCACGCTCCGCCGCTGCACGTTTTTCTTTGTCTTCGGGTAAGAACCTCCCGGCAACTTCCATGACGGACGGTAGTACAGCCGATAATAGACCTATCATTTTGCTGCCCTTTCGTTTGACACAGGCGGGTGAACGCCGTTGTGCATTTTTTTCAGTGATGCAGTTTCGGCTTTCAAGTACGCAATGTCTGATTGCATCACAGCAGAAACCATATGATCTCGGCGTAGGTTCTCGGGTGATGACATCTGTGCGAGGATATTCAGGCGTTGCTCCTGCTTTTCTGCGCTCGTATCCAGCGAATCGATACGCCGATCTAAACCACGAAGCCGCTTCTCTATGTCCTGTAACTGTTCTATCACCGTAGCTAATTTTTGACGTACGATGGCCGCAGCCGAAACCACTGATACCAGCATCCCTGCCAGTGTCAGGATCATCCGGGCGTCCAGCTCCATTTTATTTTCGGAACGCTGCAAATAGCAGCGCAGCTATAACCACACCAAGTAGCATCACTTCACCGTAAGAGAGCATTATTGCTTGCGACATTTCTCGACCCACCTTTGCACGGTTTGAGTTTCGTAGATGCGAATGATCGACCAGATTAAAGAAGCCAAAGCCGCCGCAGCGGGGAGCCATTCGACCAGCGTGGCAAGCACGACGGTGATGCTGCTCAGATCGACGATGGTTTTGGCGTGGTCGTTCATCAGTCGAGTTCCGGCCAATCGTACAAGATGCCGGATTTGGTTATCGTACCGTCATCTTCGACCGTATACGTCAGGAACAGCGCAGCTACTGCATCTGTGTCTTCGGCGTTAGTGATAGCCGTCTCCATGTCTGTGGCTTTAGCCCGGATTGCATCGCGCCATGTCTGGATATTAGCGGGTACTGCTACAGCAGTGTCAACAAAACGAACCAATGCCCAATCGGTTTGAGACAGGAGTGACCCCTGTTGTGACCGTACCTCTGCAATCAAGCTCGACTTGACGCCTAACGTAACCACCTGAACACCGTCGTCATCCAGAAGCGGATCGCCGTTTTCATCGACTTCGTTTACGTCAGTTAAGCTCTTAGCTGTTTTGGAGATCGTCACACCGTCAGCTTCATAGCCCCATGTGTATAGACGACTATCCGGCGGCGTCTCTGGTGTAACTTCGGTTAGCCCTGCCGCTTCTTTATCCGCAGCAGACCAGATATGCCAATTTTTAGGGTGCGTGACCCCGTTATCGTCAGTCCACGACTTGTGTTCGCGGATGGTTTTACTGCCGTATTTCCACATAATCTTATCCTATCTTGCTGTCGCTGGTGCTACGCCGTCACCGCCGAATGGATTTTCTGCGAAGGCCATGTATATAATCGTTTGACCTGAACCATTTATGCCAGTGTTTCTTACTTTGAAACCGTTGCTTAGAAAATCAGTAGATGAACCCGTATCTGGTGCTGATTCTGCATTTGCTAGTTCTGCAAAGAATTGCGTATTAACAACATTTGCACCGGGTACAGCCGCTCTATCAACGTCCAACATATACCAACGAGTGCCTGAAGATGTTGACTTAAACATAATCCATTTTGGTTTAAAGCCGGTATAAACAAAAGGACCATCTGCCGATCCATTGCCCGTGTAACTCCCGAAGCTGCTATAGCCGGGAATTTCTGCGAAGCAGTACACAACGTAGTCTCGACCCGTTGCATTAACTTGCGTTTCGTTGCCCAGAGTAAACACTGAACTTGTCGGCGCAGTGTCATTCCATCGGTTACTAGCCGTAAAGGCACCGTCAGTTGTAAAGTACAGAAACTTTGTCGGTCCTATTGCTTCGTTATAAATAACCCAGTTTTCTGCAACATCCCTATCTTTAAGGATCATCATCTTAGGAACTGCACCAAGGCCATGACCTACAGTTGCTCCTGATGTAGAGTTGCCAACGTAAGTAACTATACTAAAGCCAGCCGTTGTGTTGGCCGACGCTGTTGACGTAATGCTGCCATCAGTGTTGCTGCTGCCAGAGCCGTTAGCTGCCCACTGCCAGCCGACGTAGGTGGCTGAACTGGTGTTATATGAACCATCAGTGCCAACGGTGAAACCAGCAGACCCGAATGTGGTTAGTCCCTGTGCCACTGTTTCTTCAGTACCAGTATCGTTTGAACTAATTTCCTTGGTGACACCACGAACTGCATCAGTAAGCACATGTTCCGTAGCACCCGACCGTCCTTTGATCCATACGAGATCAGGGGCGAAGGTCGAGTTGCCAGACTGGCTGACTGCTTGCGACGAACCCGTACCCGTATAAAGCGTAGGCTGGAAATACGCCGACCCATCTGTGATCGATGGGGTGGCAAGGTTGGCGGTGGATAGTGCGTTGAAGCCGGTGGGTGGGGCATTGGTATAAGCAGATTGACCACAGTTTATTGTAACATTTCCGCCAGTAAACTGTGCTGCAAAACAAATGTCTCCACTCAATCCCGAAAAATCTGGGGTAGTTCCAGCAGCAGGATCACCCCCACTTAGAAAAGTACCGTCATTATCTCGAAACCAAACCTTGCCATTGTCCATATCAAGAGCAATACCAATAACATCGCTTGCAGAAAAATCTGTGTAATTTGCGGCGTTTGAACCGTTGTTCCAAGTCCGGGCAAGACCATCAATCCCCCACTCATAAGAGCGTTGCCCTATGTAAGCATCTGTCAAAGACACTTGGGTAATATCAACAACGCCCCAAGTCTGACTGCCGGTTGCAGCACTAATCGTAAATTCTGCATACCACTTCCCAGAATTTACAGCGAAAGTAGATGTAGTTCGTTGTGCGCCTGACGCAGTGTAGTTTAGATTGCCATCGGATAGCGTAGCGGAGGAATTTGTTTTCAGGGGATTCCAAGTGCAGAAATTATCAGTCGGCGTATCGCCCATCTGGTCTGTGGTGGCTAGTCCGGTGCTGGTGAAATCATTGGAATTGCCTGAGAAATCCTCACCCAGATCACTGGCTGTTGCGCCTGTGATGTAGAAGCCGTTGGTTCCGTAACCTGCGGCATTTGTGTATTCAATCGGCACCCACACGCCGTCGTCGTTGGTTTCACCGAAGTCAGTAGCTGCCAACGCAGTGCCGTCGATGAAGTTAATTTCGGCAAGGTAACCATCAAAAACGTATGTCGTTTCACCGCCGTTATAGTTGAGATTTCCAATCCGATGGTGAGAGTAACTGCTGCTATTCCATTGACTATTTGCCCCACTTGAAACGGAACCTGTAATGCTAAAATCCGTTTGCCGTTCACCGTTGACATACAGACGCATCCTATCTGAGGCAGTTCCGTTAGTGGTGTCCCAGACTATGACAACGTGATACCAAGCTGACGTATCCCTAGCTAATGCAGTCGTTCTCCACTCTTGCCCTGCAATATAGACGTCAAACGAACCACCGGCAGCGGCATCATTAAAATTTAATGGAGCATCGTAGGCTGTTGATCCCGCACTTGCTGTGTACACAGGAAACCACTGGTTGTTAACACTACTGGTGTATCTTCCACGTTTGATCCAACCCGATAATGTCCATGTAGTTAAAGAGCCGGACGAAGATACTGTTCGTGCAAGTCTTGCCGAGTCGTTGTCCGAAAACCGGATCGACTGATCAATCTCGTAGCCAGCACCCCCAGCGTTAGCCAGCCATTGTGAGCCAAACATAGTCATCAGGCGAACGCCAACTGTGGTGCGCCTAGCTGAATACTGCCCGAAGCCTTGACGAAGTACGGAACCACATCGATTGCATTGGCTGCGGTACTAAGTGTGATTCCTGCGCCAGCAGGGCTTTCGTAGTCCGTTCCAAGGCTGAGAGTTCTTCCGCCCGTACCATCTTGAATAAACACGAACACTCCAGCTTGGCCTACAGACTCCGTAGAAGGATTAGCCAAGGTCACGTTACCCGTAAGAGTAAGCACAAAGTTCTGATGGGCCGAGAAGTCAATCGTCACACTACCTGTGTTTGACGTGTCAGTGTCCGTCTCTGCAAGGATAATCTTGCCACCCGTAAACTTACCCGCAACCGTTACATCTGTTGTTCCGGTAGGAATCTCAATTACGTCGGCATCGGCATCGTTCTTGATTGTGACATCGTTAGTAGAACCCTGCCCCGTAAGGATGAGACCCTCCGCAGCGGTGTAACCAATCGCGGCGTTGTCACCAGCGGCGGTGTCCCCATCCGGTTCAAAAGTAGCCGCCGTAGCTACACCAACGACATCCAAGCCACCGGCCATTGTAACGTTTTGTGTTCCCGTAGGGATTTCAATTACATCAGCGTCCGCGTCGTTCTTAATAGTCACATCGTTGGTGCTGCCTTGCCCGGTAAGGATCAAACCCTCCGCAGCGGTGTAACCTACAGCAGCGGCGTCCCCGGCAGAGGTGTCTCCATCTGGCTGAAAGTTAGCTCCCGTTACATCGCCCGTAGCGTCAAGAGTGGTAAAAGCACCCGCAGCAGGCGTTGAACCGCCGATAGCGGCATTGTCTATAGTGCCGCCATTTATATCTGCTGTCGTAAGCACAGCGCTACTAATCGTAAATACGCCTGTGCTGTTAGCAATTGACCCTGAAGCCGTGCCATCTTTGGCCTTAATATTTGTAACTTCAAGATTCGTTGTATCTATGGTGGTGGCGTCAACAATATCGGTCTGACAAGACTCTACGTTAGTACCATCACAGAATAAGAAAGAGGTAGACCCGTTAGCGACTGCTACTCCCGTACCACTAGCGGTTTTTAGTGTGACTACCTGCCCGGAGATATTTTTGAGGATGTATAGTTTTGTGGCTGCAGGACAAATAATAGTAGCTGCACCAGAAGGATTACCCGCACCATCATCATCCGCAACGAGAACAGCACAACGGGATTCTGACGTAGTGCCGTCTGCACTTGTGAGTGTGTGACTATTAGTTGACCATGAGTTAATAGTAGCTAGTCCAGCAACAGCCTGCTCTACCATAGAAGTTATGTTGTTATTTACAACATCGCCCCACGAACCACTAAGCTCGCCCTGTACAGGCAACGCCAACTTAAGGATAGATGTATATTGAGTTGTCATGTTGTACGCTCCATACCTTCGCTACTGTATATTAACTTATATAGTATTAAAATCTACTGGCATTTTATCATGCCGCTATTTCTACCCAATCCGGTGTTTGATCTGACGATACGTTTTGCCAGTTAGGGTTTTGTGTAGGGTCTACAGCCTGCCAATTAGGGTTTTGTGTAGGATCTATATCTTGCCATATTAGTACTGTACCAGAATTACCAGTAGCCGACAAACCACTTACTACAACTACGTTTTTGGTAGTGATCGATACTGTACCAACAGAACCGGTAACTGCTAAGCCCGCTACAGGCACATCCGAGCCTGCGTCTACCACAGCGGAACCAACTGAACCGGTAGCTGCTACGCCTGTAACTGCTATAGCTTGATCGGTTTGCACTGAAACAGAGCCAACCGCACCGGTAGCTGCTAAGCCTGTTACCGGTATATCGGAGGCAGTGTCTACTGTAACTGTACCAACTGCACCAGTGGCGGCTACGCCTGTAACTGCTATAGCTTGATCGGTTTGTACCGAAACTGATCCTACAGAAGTTGTAGCCGCTACGCCGGTTACAGATACGTCCGAAGCTGCGTCTACTGTAACTGTACCAACTGCACCAGTGGCCGCTAGGCCCGCTACAGATACGTCCGAAGCTGCGTCTACTGTGACAGAGCCAACTGCACCAGTGGCCGCTACGCCTGTAACAGATACATCCGAAGCTGCGTCTACTGTAACTGTACCAACTGCACCAGTGGCTGCTAAGCCCGCTACAGATACGTCCGAAGCTGCGTCTACTGTAACTGTACCAACTGCACCAGTGGCCGCTAAGCCTGTAACAGCAAGAACTTGATCGGTTTGCACTGAAACAGAGCCAACTGCACCAGTGGCCGCTACGCCTGTTACGGGTACGTCCGAAGCTGCGTCTACTGTGACAGAGCCAACTGCACCAGTGGCCGCTAAGCCCGCTACAGATACGTCCGAAGCTGCGTCTACTGTAACTGTACCAACTGCACCAGTGGCTGCTACGCCTGTTACGGGTATGTCCGAAGCTGCGTCTACTGTAACTGTACCAACTGCACCAGTGGCCGCTAAGCCCGCTACAGATACGTCCGAAGCTGCGTCTACTGTAACTGTACCAACTGCACCAGTGGCTGCTAAGCCCGCTACAGATACGTCCGAAGCTGCGTCTACTGTGACAGAGCCAACTGCACCAGTGGCTGCTAAGCCCGTTACAGATACGTCCGAAGCTGCGTCTACTGTAACTGTACCAACTGCACCAGTGGCTGCTAAGCCCGCTACAGATACGTCCGAAGCTGCGTCTACTGTAACTGTACCAACTGCACCAGTGGCCGCTAGGCCGGTTACGGATATATCCGAAGCTGCGTCTACTGTAACTGTACCAACTGCACCAGTGGCCGCTACGCCTGTAACAGATACATTCGAAGCTGCGTCTACTGTAACTGTACCAACTGCACCAGTGGCCGCTAGGCCCGCTACAGATACGTCCGAAGCTGCGTCTACTGTGACAGAGCCAACTGCACTTGTTGCCGCTACGCCTGTAACAGCAAGAACCTGATCGGTTTGTACCGAGGCAGAACCAACTTCACTCGTAGCGGAGACACCGGATACAACTACAAGTAAGCCTGTTTTTACATCGATAGTACCAACTGCACCAGTGGCCGCTACGCCTGTAACAGATACATTCGAAGCTGCGTCTACTGTAACTGTACCAACTGCACCAGTGGCCGCTACGCCTGTAACAGATACATTCGAAGCTGCGTCTACTGTAACTG